ACCGGCGGTTCTTATGATACGTTTGTCAAGGACAATGAATTGATTGTCACGGAAGGGAATTCAACCGATTACGCAGTCATTGAACGCGTGATAAAAGAATCAGCGGAATTGTACGATTTGCAATCAATCGCTTTTGATAGATGGAATTCGAATTCACTGGTCGCAAACCTAACGGATGCCGGGATTGAGATGGACCCGTTTGGACAAGGTTTCATTTCGATGACCGCACCAATCAAGAATGCGGAAATCTTGGTGAAAAAGAAATTGTTGCATCATGGTGGTCACGGAATGTTGCGTTGGATGGTGGCCAATGTTGTCACTAAAAAAGACGATGCGGAAAACATAAAATTTTCCAAATCAAAAGCCGGTGATAAAATTGACGGCATCATTGCAATGATTATGGCATTGGGTGAGATGATAACGATGGAAGGGAAAGACGTGACCGGAGTGTCAACATATGAATCGCAAGGATTGAGAATATTATGATGAAAATTAACGACGCCCGACAATTGGGCTTGAGATTGTTTGAATGTGGATTCACGCCGTGGCTTGCGGAAACTGGTGACGGATATATCATCCGCATGATTATCGAAGGCGAAATGATAGATGTTTTTCGCACCGATGTGCAAGCGAATCAAACAAATTAAAAAAGTTTTTCACGTTTTGTGGATTGTATTGTTTTTTTGTTATCTTTGAAGGGTTGGAACGAACCAACGCAACCAAATACCACCACATGGAAAATACAATCACACTACAACAACAAAGAGAGATGTTGACTAACCACATTGCAGAATTAAAGGTAAAAAATGAATCAACGATTAATGCAGAACGCAGTATAAAAAAAATAGATTCAGCAAAACCAACGGGTTTGAAACGCAAATATTCAGATGGCCAAGTTTACGAAGTTTTTAGTTACTACTATATAAGCGACGTCACCGGTGGTAAAAGATGGAGACACGCACATTTTTACTCAAGCCGATGGGGTGTAATGGAAAGTAATCCTTACAAAAGAGAATGTTTCAAATAAAAGCCCAACACACTAAAACCAAAGGCGGCCCAAATGGGTCGCCATAATTTTTTGAATTATGAATTACACAACAACAAATGATTCCGTACATTGGGACAACATGAATCCAGTGGACGACATAAAACGCGGCGACATTATACAGATGACGCGAACGGGAAAAGAATTCTTTGTTGAATCAATCACGCCGTTGGGCGTTGTGTTGAAAGAATGCACACGCTATGTGTCATTTTCAAAATCAGCATTGGCCGAAAGATTGAAAAGAAAAGCGGCAATACATAAAAGCATTTAGGAAACCACGAATCGTTCTGATTCGTTTGGTGTTTGGTTGAAGGGACGTTGTGGTGACGTCCCTTTTTTTATTTTTGCACGTTGCAAATGATAGCGTATATTGACCCCGAATTGTACAATCATTTTCAAACGGATGGCCGAAAATCAAAATTTATTTGGGCGAATAGTCGGAGCATTTAGAAATAACCCGAACCGCCCATCAACATCTTTGTCGAACCCAGCCGAATGGCTTATGGGCGGCAATGATTCAGCGACGGGAATCGCAGTCACAGAAAATTCAGCAATGCAATTGTCGGCCGTATTTGGGGCCGTTCGTGTCATATCGGAAACGATGGCCGCATTGCCGTGGGATGTTAAGCAAACAAAAGATGGCGTTGTCACGTCGGCAGACGCACACCCAATCAATAAATTAATCCACAATCCAAATGTAATGATGACGGATTTCACATTTCGTGAAACGTGTCAAGCACATTTGTGTCTACATGGAAACGCATTTATTGCAATACAACGCAACGAAGCCGGACAACCACAAAGGTTGATTCCAATTCATCCGGACCGCGTACAAGTGAAAGTTTATAAGGATGAAAAATTCTATACTATAAACGAAAAAGAAACGTTCGACGATTCGGAAATGATTCATTTGGTTGGATTAAGTTTTGACGGGATTGTCGGAAAGTCGGTCATTGAAGCCGCACGCGAATCCATTGGATTAGGATTGGCGGCCGATAGATTTGGCGGTTCGTTCTTTGGTAATGGCGCAAACGTTTCGGCGGTGTTAACACACCCGGGACGCCTTTCAGATGAAGCGTACAAACGTTTGATGCGTTCGTGGACCCAAAGGAACTCCGGTCTTGATAATAGTCACAAAACGGCTATTTTAGAAGAGGGAATGAGCGTTGAAAAAATGAGCATTTCCCCACAAGAATCCCAATTCATAAGCACACGAAAATTCGGTGTTGAAGACATCGCGCGTTTTTTCCGTATTCCATTGGCATATCTTGGGAGTTTAGAGAATTCAAGCACACGCGCCAACATAGAAGAACAAGGAATCCAATTCCAAAGAAACACAATTTTGCCGTGGGTGAAACGCTGGGAATCAGAATTCAACCGCAAGTTGTTTGTCGGTGATTCTGAATATTACATCCGTTTTAATATGGACGGATTGTTGCGTGGTGATATTCGTTCAAGATACGAGGCGTACACAAAGGGACGCCAGTGGGGATGGATTAGCGCAAACGATGTTCGCAAATTGGAAAACATGGCCCCAATTGACGGCGGTGATGCTTATTTGCAGCCGTTAAATATGATTGATGTCAATTCGTCAAACGATTCACAATCAAACGATATTGAAAATGAATAAGATAGAAAAACGCGTGATGGGAAAAAATGGCGATGAAATCATCGTTAACATTTCCGAATCCGCCGAAATAAGATTGAAACAAAACGAAATCGTTCGTTCTGAATACAGAATGGAAGATATTGAAATTAAAGAAAATGAAGGTGTTATTGTTTGCGGTCTTGCGGCATTGTACAATTCAGATTCTGAAAACATGGGTGGTTTTTACGAGCAAATCGCACCGGGAGCATTTCGCGATGTGATGGGTGATGATGTTCGTGCATATTTAAACCACGACGAAAATCGTCTTTTGGGACGTGTGTCATCGGGAACGTTGGCCATCAGTTCAGACGAACGCGGATTGTATTACGAGGTGAAAATGCCAAATACAACATACGCGAACGACCTTATTGAATTAATGAAACGCGGCGACATCAATCAATCGTCGTTTGCGTTTTTGATTGGTGATGATTATTGGGAAGAGCGTGACGGCAAAACCTACCGAATCATCACAAAAATATCACGTTTGCTTGATGTCAGCCCCGTAAGCCAACCGGCTTATCCGGATTCGACATCGGAGTTGAAGCGCGATTTGGAAACAGAACCAAAAGTTGAAGTTGAAGCGGTCGCGCCAATAGAGAGCGCACCCGAAGAAGTGGAAACGAAAGAAGATGATTCCAACCTTTATTTGTATAAAAGTAAAATTCTAAATTTGTAAACGATGAAGAACATCGAACTGCGCGGTCACCGCGCTGAACTAATCAAAGGCGCAACGGCTATCGTTGACGCTGCTCAAGCTGAAGGACGTGGTCTAAACGCTGAAGAAAAGTCAAAATTTGACGCAATGGAAAGTGATGCAAGAGGCATCAAAGACCAAATCGACACGCTTGAACGCGCTGCCGACATGAAGAAAGAATTGGCCGCAAACGCTGAAGTTCGTCAAGCTGCTCCAAAAGCAACTCGCAAGGGTGCATTTGAAAGCTACCTACGCAACGGAATGGGTGCTCTAAGCAACGAACAACGTTCAATCATGAGCGAACTTCGTGGAACTTCAACGCAAGTTGTTGGAACTGACACTTTGGGTGGTTTCTTAGTACCGCAAGATTTTAGCAACGAATTGGACATGGCGACATTGTTCACTGGTGAGGTTGAAAGATTAGCGAAAAAATTGAACACCGCAGGTGGCGCATTGTTGGATTATCCTACAATCAACGACACGGCGGTTGATTCTGCTTTGACTGCTGAAGCCGCTGCCGTCACTATTCAAGACATGACGTTTGCAAACAAGCAGTTATCCGCTTACAACTACGCAAGTCAAGTTCGTGTTTCAATGCAATTATTGCAAGATAACGCGTTTGACCTAAATGGTTTCCTTGCTGAAGCAATGGGCGAAAGAACTGCACGCGCTACAAACGCAGCATTCACGAATGGAACTGGTTCAAGCCAGCCACAAGGAATCGTTGCCGGTTCAACTTTAGGAAAAACCGCCGCGTCTGCAACTGCAATCGCCGCCGATGATATCCTTTCGTTAATTCACAGCATTGACCCAAGTTATAGAAACAAAGCATCTTTTGGTCTTATGGCTAATGATTCTGTAATTTCTGCAATTCGTGCGCTTGGTCTTGGTTCTGCAAATGATTTCCCAATCTTTATCCCATCAATGGAAGTTGGTCAGCCGGATAAATTATTCGGATTCAACTTGTACTATAACAACGATATGGAATCAGCTATCACAACGGGTAAGAAAACCTTGATTGCTGCTGACTTCAATAAATTCGTTGTTCGTTCAACTGGTGGTGTTCAGATAATTAGATTAAACGAACGCTACATGGATGAACTCGAAATTGGATTTTTGAGTACGTCTAGAAAAGATTCTGCAGTTCTTGACACGCGTGCGGTCAAGCATTTAATTATGGCATAATCAAATGAAAGTTAGATTTCTAAAATCTATCTCTGGAAACGGGTTCCACTATCGCAAACACGCGGTGGTGGAACTTAGTTCCCCGGAGATGGTCACAGACTTTTTGAACGCTGGTTTTTGCGAAGCAATTGCCGAAGCACCAAAAGCGCGTGCAAAAAAAGCGGTTAAAAAAACGACCAAAAAAGAAACACGATAAATGGCAATTGATATTGTAACACCGGCGGCAACTGAGGCCATCACTTTAAACGAAGCAAAAAACTTTTTGCGCGTTGACCATGGTGATGACGATGCCCTGATTTCTGCATTAATTTCGGCCGCACGTTCAATGTGTGAAGAGTACACACGCCGGATTTTAGTGACCACAACAATTGACGAATACTTTGATAAATTCCCGACGAATCGTTGGAACAATTTGTCAAACCTTTTGTATCTGTCGCGTGGTTCTGTTGCATCAATATCATCTGTCAAATATGTGGATGAAATCGGTTCAGAAATAACGATTTCAACGGACGGATATATCACGGATACAATTTCAGAACCAGCACGCGTGCAATCCGTTTCGGGTTGGTTTGCAGCCGCTGGAGTTGTCAACCAAGTGATTGTTCAATATGTGGTAGGTTCGGATGTTTCATCCATTCCAAAACCATTGATTCAAGGAATGATGTTGGTCATTTCCGA